ATAGCTGTATTTCTTTCTGAGGTAGTATTTGCTTTTAAAGCTTTAGAGCCTAACGCTGTATGAAGTATCCCAGTTGTATTTAAACTTAAAGCATCAAAACCAATTGCTGTATTATTACCTGCGGTTGTATTTGCATCTAAAGCAAAAGCACCTACAGCCACATTTTCAGTTCCAGTTGTGTTTGTTAATAATGCTGATCTACCTACCGCAGTATTGCTAGATGCTGTTGTGTTTTGATTTAATGCTCCTTCTCCAAAAGCACAGTTACTTGCTCCTGTCGTATTTGATCCCAATGTACCACCACCTACCGCAGTATTATTATCAGCAGTTGTGTTTGCATCTAAAGACCCAGAACCCATAGCTGTATTGTTAGTTCCAGTTGTGTTTGCTCCTAATGAGCCGTAACCAACGGCAGTATTGTTACTAGCTGTTGTATTGGCATCTAAAGATAAAGCACCTACAGCTACATTTTGTACACCAGTACTTACTGTAGCTGCTGCACTCTCACCTAACGCAGTGTTGTTTCCACCTGTAGTACAAGAATCAAGAGCATTTTTACCGACTGCTGTGTTGTTACCTCCTGTGGTATTCGCAGCTAAAGCATTTCGCCCAACTGCTGTGTTGTTACCTCCTGTCTCGTTAGCCGACAAAGTATTGTATCCAATTGCTGTATTATTACCTGCGGTTGTATTTGCATCTAAGGCTAAGGCTCCCACAGCTACGTTTTGAGTTCCAGTTGTGTTTAGTCCTAACGCAGCCCTTCCAATCCCAACATTATTATCTGCTGTTGTATTATCTTTTAGTGCCTGTCTACCGATAGCAATATTAAAACTTCCTGTTGTATTATCCGCTAATGCTTCACTTCCAATCGCAGTGTTATTACTTCCAGAAGTTAAAAGGGTAAGTGTATCTTTACCAATAGCAGTATTATTTGTACCAGTAACAGAAGCATCTAAAGCATTTTCTCCAAGAACAGTGTTACCAGAAACAGAGTTTGCACCTTTACCTATATTTACGCTGTTTATACTTGCATCAGCAGTAAACGTAGCCTTTCCTGTACTGTCTATTGTTAATCTTGTCGTAGGAGAAGCAGCACCATCAGCCGTTGTGCTGAATACCAAACGACCTGGCATATCATTACTTCCAGGTGTGCCATCCACTTCTGATCTTATTAATGCTGCAATACTTTGTACATCTGTGCCATCTGCACCATTAAAGCTAATAGTTCCAAGTTCATCGCCAGATTGAACTACAGTACTAGAACCTAAAGATGAACCTCTTGTTTTTCCAAACCACAAAGATGGCCCAACTGTGCTGGCACTGTTAACAACTAAAGAAGATGCGGAATCACTTTTAGTAGTACCTTCAACTTGCAATGAAGGAGTATAGTCAGGGAACATAGTTCGAGCAGAACTAACTCCCACTAAAACTTGACCACTGTTATTTATACGAATAGCCTCATTACCGCTTGTTTCAACAGAAACAGTATCAACAGCAGGGAATCTTACAGCAGTATTAGTATCACCAGCATGAATTATCTTATCTGCAATAGTTAAATCACTTGTAGATGTTATAGCTCCTGTTACAGCTAACGTGCCAACAACACTTACACCAGTATCAGCAGTTAATCTTGTTGTACCTCCAGCAGCTAAGCTGACACTATTAGTTCCACCAAATATTCCGCTGTCACTATCTCCAAAATTTATTGCAGGTGCTGAATTAGAGCCATTAGGCATGGTCAATACACCAGTTAATGTACTACCAGCTTTTGCTACATAATTAGTATTTGATGTGGTACGTTCTGCTACTGTTACCGCATTTAAACCAGCAGGGGTTACAACTCTATTTGTGGCCGATCCAGCAGTAGTCTCACTATTAGTAGCTAATTCAGATATACCTGAAACTGTAGTTGTAGCAGTAGGTGTTGATAAACTTCCTGGACCAAATATTTTTACAATCGTATTATCACTGGCTCGCATAAAGCCACCAATGCTATTTATATTTGCGTTAAGTGCTATCTCACCGACAGCAGGTAAATCAGATGTACTAGGAGTACTATCCTGTACAACACTATTCTTTAATTTAATTTGAATCGACATAGTTTACCTAGACTTAACTAAAGGATACATGAATTTAGTAAGTTCCTCCACTAATTACTGAAACATTAGCGAATTGACCACTTGCCTGAAATACTAATAATTGACCAGTTGTAGGACTTGATAATGTTACATCAGATAAATCATTAAGACTAGAAACACTACCTGGTCCAGATAAAGTATCAATCCTATCCCAATTATCTGGTCCTACACATAAACACCAATCACCTGCATCAAAGCTAGTACTTGGTACAACTGCTGTGCCGTTTCCAGGCGTTACACAAACAAAGTAAGCACCAGTTAATGCTGCTGTACCTGCTGGAATTGCATTGCTTACGGTAAAACCTGCTGACGTTCCAAAAGCTGTGAGGGTAACTATTGTTCCGTTACTAGCGTTAAATGTTCCACAGAATCTGAGGTTTTCTTCTGCTAATCTTCCAAAACCAACAGAAAAGAAACTGTTTCCGTTGAATATTCTTAATTGTCCTGTAGATTCTTGTAACCAAAAAACACCAGTAGGCAGGTCAGATATATCAGGAGATGCTTCTTGTATAAATCCAGTAGATAGGTTTGCCAGCTTATCCATAGTAATAGCATCGTTAGCTACAAAATTTGTACCAAATTGACCTGTAGTAATCTTTGAAGTAGCAAGATCAGGAATGTCACCAGCAGCTAAAGTTGTTCCTGAAGTAACAATACCTTGAGCCGATACTGTAACTTTTGGATACGTACCTGCTGTTACACCACTATTTGCTATAGATAAGACACCTGTACCTGAAATAGCTAAAGGAGCAGAGGCAACTGGTATTGATACAGCACCAACTGTAGACGCAGTAGCCAAAGGTAAATCACCTGCTACAAGAGCTGTTGTTGATGTAATTAGTCCTTGATCGTTAAAAGTAATACCTGATCTGGTTGCACCAGTAACAGTATTATTTATTGATAATGCACCTGCTGCTGTAACAGCCAAACCACCTGCTGATGGTACGCTTACACCGCCAACTGCTGATGTTGTAGCTTCTGGTATATCACTTGCAACTAATGCTGCTGTAGATGTTATTAATCCTTGTGCATTATATGTAATACCATTTCTTGCAGATGCTCCACCTGTAACCGCATTGTTTATTCCTAAACTACCTGACGCTACATTTAATGATCTATCAATATTAGATGTATTTAATTTAGCTGCTGTTATAGTTCCATCTGTTATTTTTGTACCTGAGACACCTGAGATTTTACCGTCAGTAACAGCAGAATTAGCTATAGCAGCCGTATCAACAGCATTATCGGCTAATTCGCTAGAACCAACTGCATTTGCAGCAATTTGTGTAGCAGTAATAGTATCATCAGCAATTTTGGCAGCAGTAACAGCATTATTAGCTAACTTTCCTGTAGTTATATTTAAATCTGTAACCTTTGCAGTTGTAACAGCATTAGATGCAATAGCTGCACTATCTACTGAGTTGTCAGCAAGCTCAGACGCTCCAATAGCATTAGCAGCGATAAGGCCAGCAGTGATAGTATCTGAAGCAATTTTTGCACCTGTTATAGCATTATTTGCAATCGCAGCAGTATCTACTGCGTTGTCAGCTAATTCATTTGCAGTTACAGAGTTATTGGCAAGTTGAGTAGAAGTAACAGAAGCAGACGTTAACTTTGCACCAGGAATATCGCCATTACTAAAATTAGTCTTTGCAAAAGTAACAGCACTATCAGCTATTTTTGCAGTTGTTACAGATGTTGCTGCTAGTTTATCTGTTGTTACATTTAAATTTGTTATTGCTGCTGTATCTACTGCATTATCTGCAAGCTCACTTGCTGTTATTGCATTTGCTGCTATCTGCGTAGCTGTAATCGTATCGTTCGCTAATTTTGCACCAGTAATAGTTGCATCTGTAATTTTTGCATTAGTAACAGCACTATCGGCTAAAGTTGCAGTAACAATTTGTCCTACAGACAGAGGATAACTAAGTGCTGTAGCTGGTATAGACGCATTATCTACTAATCCAAAAGCACCTTGTACAAAATTCTTTGCTGTTATTTTTTTAGTTTCTACTGCACTAATATCCGCAAGAGCAATCGGATCTGTTGCCTGTAGTTGGGCTGAACCTAATTCTGGTAATTGAGTAATCTGTAGATCAGCCATGTCAAGTCACTTTTAAGTACATCATAA